TCACTGCACATCCAGGGTACCGTTTGCTTAACTCGTCTATGATGCTTCTATGATGTGCAAACACGACCAGTTTATTACCCGTCATTTTAAAGTCATCTATCCATTCAAAAACATAAGGTGTCTTAATCCTGAGACATTCTTGTCTCGCTTCTTCTAGTTCCGACATGTCCTTCGGTTTAGAAATAGTTACATTACCTTCTATCAGGATAAGTTTTCTGGTCACTGGATCCAGTTCTGGTAATACATCCTCCTTTCTGCGCCTGAGCATAATACCAGTGTCTTTGGTGAGAAGCTGATATAATTCCTCTTCATTAGAAGATCCTTTGAAGTTCCATCCAAATCCATTGTATTTAGGTTTGCAGTATTTCTGAGCAAAGGCCCAAAAATCTGAAAACAAACCAGGTTCCAGCATCCGAAGCACTCTATAGAATTCTATAGGTGCATTTACGATAGGCGTCCCTGTTAACGCAATAAAACAACCCGCAATCTTTATGATCTTTTGGAATGCCTTGGTGCGCTTGCTCTTACCATTCTTTAGATAATGAGCTTCGTCTGCTACTACAATATCAGGTCCCCATACTCTAATCTTGTCTGCCCAGAACTGAAGGATTTCGTAATTAGAAATGAGTACTGTTGCATCTTCCGGTATCGGGTAGGGTTTAGTTCCTTCCAGTATGCAGGGTACTCTTTCCGGTGTCCATTTTTCAAACTCTCCTTGCCAGTTCCATTTTAGTGTTGCAGGAACCACAATAAGAGCTTTCATTTCTGGATGAAGTCTTAAATACCCTAATACTTGGATTGTTTTACCTAAACCCGGTTCATCGCCGAGCAGTCCTCGCCCGTTTCTTTTTTCGAGGTACCCGACTCCTTTTCTCTGGTACGGCTTCATTTGTTTCCAGAGTTCCATCCCTATTCCCTTCTTCACGTAATTGCTTAAGGTATTCTTCTTTTGCTCGCAATTCATGGGTACGTCTCCTGAGCTCTTGCAACTCTTCCTTTCCGACTCGTTCTACCAATTCTCGAAGACCACTACTCAAGTTACCTCGACCCAGTACCAGCAATAACTGCCGGTGTTCTTCCCGGATACTCAATGAGACTATCCTCATTGGGTCTCCGTACAGAGTTCCTCTTGACATAATTTGTATTCTCCTGTGTGAGAAGTAGCCCTATTGCTACCTACACTTAAATTATAACATAAACTAACACAAAATGCAAATTTATTTTAGATAGGACAGGCCCTGGTGGATGGGTGACCAGGGCCTGCGGGTCGGGAAGGGGTCTCTCTGCGTAAAGAGACTATGGCAAAACTGTATTGAGTGACTCTTCCTCTACATAGTCCTTGACAAGTTCTACGATCTTGTCTAGTACCTGCATCCTGCGAACAAAATCCTGTTCCCGTTTTGCGAGTTCCAGTTCACCTTTCAGTTTGATCAATTCCAGAGTAAACTCTTTTAACTCTTCGACGGTACCAGGATCCGGCAGGTTACTCCAGTTCATATCCTGGCTATCCCAGAATGTTTGACAGGATGACAATAACACAACACAAATCAGAACGGACAACGTCTTTTTCATTTATCAATCTTTCTGTTGAATTTTACCTACCTATATTACTGGCAAGCGCCAGGATATATAACCAGGATATATTATTCATCCTCTTCGAGGATTTTAACTCCAATTGTGCTCTTACAGAGCCAGGCTGTCTTTGTCCTCTTACCAGAGTCCAAATCCAGATCGTATTATATATACAGGTCTGGTTTACTTTCCAGAAAATAAAATTTTAAGATTTTTTTATCCTACTGATTCTCTTAGAGTAATTAGGAAAGCCGAATACACGCAAGGTGTAATAAATGAGCATCCTTTTCCAAGCAGAAACGCCGTCCTGTTTCATAATTTCATACATGATTGTGTCTGCGTCTTTTCTGGATACCTGGATAACCGGGTTCCCGTATATGTAATCATGAATGATACTTGCAGGTCCATACTTGTCCCAGGGAGGAAATATTCTCCAGAAAAATCTGGGTACGGATGCAAAGTTAGTCATAAACCCTTTTTCTACTACCCAGCGTTGACCTCTTACCTTGCGCTCAAAATCTTCTGCAAGACGCCAATGCCTACCATCTCTCATTGGAACTAACACAGGTTGTTTCATTTTACAAGTCTCCTTAACCATCCTTTAATAAATTTCAATTGAGAAGGTTTCTTTTCAACAATGCTCTTATAAAAATTATAACGTTCCCCGTGGTATGCTACCAATAAAACATCTTCATAGTGTTGAGCCATTAGAAGAATGGATGAGATCGTAAGAGGACCCATAGCACCGTCTTCTTTTAGGGGCGGTCTATGGTCAGGCTTGATGAGGTTAAAAGAGGCTTGAATAAACATTGTAGCTCTCCCAGGTCCGTGGTTAACGGCAGATTCAAACATCTCCGATACCAGAGGCTGGTGCAGTTCCTCGCTCAATTCCTCTAGTCTCATAGGTTTCCAGTATTTATGATAGTACACAAGTTCGGCATCGGCTCTGGTTATCTGGGATATTGGATATGGAGGATTGTTTGCATGAAATTCATTCCATACAGCTTCCGTTATTCCGTACTTGGTTTTACCGCCGCTATCATCAGGATCATCTGACCAGCCACCTTCTATCTCAAATATCTCTTGCAGTGCTTTTTGAAACATCGGGTTCTTCATATTATACTCCTTTTTAAATATGGTCAGTAACCAAGGTATTTTCATAATAGTTTCACAGCCCATTCATCAGCAGTGATTGATCCGTATATATTACGATATTCCCAAACACCGTCGTCACATTCAGGAAATGTGAGTGTAGTAACAGTAGGTTCGTGAAACAGGATCCCGGTCTCATAGCGATAGTAAGGATAAATGTCTGTTGCGATTTTTCTGATAGGTATGCCCGGTGTATAATTAAAGTATTCCCATTTTCTCCAAACATACTGATACGGTTCTCTTAATTTATAAACCTTAAAACTCAAGGATCCTGATTCAGAAAAAGAACAGGCTATGTCTATAGGTGTGGTGTCTGTCAAAGGATTATACGTGCCTATGGTTACTGTGATGGTCCCGGGGAACGGTTTATCTGAACCTACAATAATATATCCGGTAACATCACCTAATGCAGAACCTGTCCAATTTGTCGTGTATTGACTACTTTTTGTGTCAACAGTTCTGCAGGCATAATCAAGAAAAGTAGCGGGTCCTATCTGAGCAACGGTAATTGTATCTCCTTTTTTAACTGAACGTCCCATAGAGACCGTAGCAGAACCTTTCTGCACGGCACCCGTAGAAGGATAGTATCTGTTTGGAAATTGAATCGTCTGATGGGTTAAGGTACCGTTGTAGAAGATATAATTCATATCACCAAAACCGGTAGCTAAAGAAGGATTTCCATATATAAGATAAGTGTTATTATCTGCCCGTCTTTTAGGGAGGTCTCTCCATAACCAGGATTTGTTATAAGGACCTGTAGCAAGATAATCTTCTTCAGAAATTACGTAAGGCCAACCCCAACCTAACTCATGAAGAAGCTGTGCTGGTACTGATGTGTAATCTATAAAACGGGTGACATTTAACAGAGCATACGGAATACACGGATCTCCGTATACAGTACCAAATACCGGATCTGCCTGTGTAAAAGAAGAGTAAGGCAAACTCATGAGGGAACAATAGTCTTTGCCGCCGGTCCTTGTAATATTAATTCCGTTTCCTGGAATAGATTTATCTGGATACCCCCATGTTGTTACAAAGGCCGTTCCTAAAAGTATTCCATAGTTGGCGGTCCGTGCTCTGGCGTCCAGTGTATCATAGAATTCTCTCAATGCTTCTACGATCCGTTTCCAGTGAACAGGTTTTTGAAAATATACGAATCCTAATTTTTGAATCTCGAGTAGTTCTTCTGTAAATACACTGGGTGTATTATCCTCTTCTGTACCAGTAACCCATATCCATATCTTATCTTCCTGTTCTACAGAAACCAATAACTCCGTCATTGTTTTCTGAAAGACCCAGTATAGTTGATTGGTTATGTCAACGACCTGTTTATAGGATTGAAGTTGATTCTGTCTTGTACCATCTGGATAATAGATAGAGTTAGGATAACCCGGTTCTACTTTGAATAAAGTAGACAAGCCTGTGGAATACTTGCTATAGAACCCAGGTTCTGCTGTATCCATGGTATTGCGTTTGGTGTTCAGACACCGATAGAGCTGAGCCATCCATTCTGCTTTGAAAAAAGATTTTTGTGAAGTAAGAGCAACCCAATTCTCTGCCCATGTATCGGGTACATACGTCTCACTCACCGGGTGTTCCTTCTAATGCAGTGAAATATACAAAAGGCGACCATTCAGTATCGTTCGCAGAAGCAATCCAGTATCCATTGTCTCCTGTACCTCCTGTAATCCTGACAGAGTCACCCCATATTACAATCAGGGTTCCGGTATCTGGTATTGCAGGTAGTTCCGCGACCAGTTCTATAGAAAGAGAACCACCGCCGCCTGAGATGAATCTGCGCCTTAAGGCAGGTCCTTTAGACGGTAATGCTTGTCGTTCTGATTTGCGAACAGCCTTTGCAATGCGTCTTGCAGACTTATCATCAAAAATAACACCCATTAGAATACTCCGTCTGCTCTTACCGGCAGTCCCAGATCGCTAAAATAAACAAAAGGTTTCGTTACCCAGTTTACGGTGACCGGACCTTGGGTTTGCACTAGTTCAGGATCCTCTTGCTGGGTTTCATAATTATATCCTCTCACAGAACCGAAGCCGTTAAGAAACACTTCTTCTGATCTGGTCTCATCATCTGATGTTTTAGGATTAACCTGGTCCCATTCTATGAGTTCTCCGTCAGTATCAAGTACACGGGCAGGTGGTCCCCAGACTGCTGGTATTTTTCCAATAAATTCTGCTTTAGGTGTTCTTGAAGTAAACCCTCTGTCAAGTACGGTGTGTTTCCAGCTCAAAGGATTGGCCTCTATTTCAATTGACATGTCCTGGTATATTTGTCCTTCCCAGGTATTGGTTGTTATAGAAGCATTCTTTATTCGCAGGTATCCCCAGTCGAACCAGTTACCGGCAATCACAATAGGATCTGCATTAATGCACCCGATGTAGGGCATTAGAGTGGCTCCATCAAGCGGAAATGCGGCCGGATTCCTGGCACCTGATAATGATAGCGTCATAAGGAATAACTCTTCTTCAGGAGGATTATCAAAACGTTCTCCAGCAGAGTTGGTTATATAGTTCAGATACTGCTCCTGCCAACCAAATCCGTTATCGTCTGTAATTCCGTTATTCAGTTGAGGATTGAGACGAGAAGAGCGTGTCATGAAAACTCTAGGATCTGCCTGATACAGATATGCTAGTTTTTGTTCTTTTTTTCCGATATTTTCCCAGCGTTCTATAGAAAGAATACCGCCCATAACAGGTGTGTATGATATGGGTGAAAAGCTGGTGGCGATATTCCAGGGTAACCACCAAGGTGGGAACGATCCTGCCATGCCCTGCCAATAGTTACCTGGCATATGAGAAATGTCAGCGGACTTATAGGTAACTGTTACAAGCCATTTAGGCTCTTGTCCTTCCTGAGAAATTTCGATGCTGTTTAACGGCAGTCTAGAATAACCAGGGAAGTGCGGAACACCGTTACCCCATTTTAACAGATTAGCACCGCCGTCTTCTGCAACCAGATAATCTTTTACAGCTTCCCATGCCGCCATCTGTTGTCCTGTATCTACTTCGTCATACAGTACATAGAAGGCCCTGGTAGCGGTAGTAGACTGCCAGTCTGCTTGCATACCCATATTCTTGCGTTCTTCGTATACACCTATTAAAGTTCTGGTCATTGTATTGTCACCGTAGCTGGGCCGTTAGAGGCCGTTTTTTGTGTATTGATAGAAGTAAAATGATTCTCTAGAATACCTTTTATCACTCTCAATAGTTCGTTTGTTTGTTCCTGCTTCGTTGCTTCTATAGAGGCATATCGTTTCATATCTTCGGTAGATGCTATGACGGTATTTTCTCCTACGGAGCTGGGTGCTAATACACTGCCAACACCCGGTATACTCATGTTTTGTAGCCATTCATTAGCAGAACCAAGTGTAGGATATTTTGGAGCATTAGGACTTAACGGAGTAATTTCAGACAAATATGAAGTATTATCTGCTATCTGCTCCATTAGAGAAATCTGTGTGTCTATTTTACTTTCTGGTCCTCCTAAAAGGGCATTGTACCAGTCTTTAGAGCCGTAAGAAGCCCAGGTGGGAAAAGATTTTGCGGTGGATGTCATATCGGGAGTACCTCCTCCTAATTCACTCCCCGGAGGTGAAGAACCAAGTCCGGGTATACTGGGTATATCAGGAAGGCTGCCGTTAAAATCAAACGAAGGTGTATTAAACCTTAATTTAGAGGTGTCAAAGGCGATGGGTTTTAGTTTTGCATTTAATCCGAAGTCTTCTACAGAATTCAAAATATTTCTAGATATATTATTGACTCTATCCTCATGTTCAGAAATTAATTTTGCGTATTCGATTTGATATGCAGATAGTGTTTTAAGATTACCTTCTGCCCATGCTAGTTCTAATGGGTTTTTACTGCGACCCATTGCTTCTTCGTACATGCCTTTATTTCTGGCAAGTTCACCTATCCGGTTTTCTAGGAAGCGCAATCGCGTCTTGTCCTCGTACATGGCAGCCATTTCAATATAGACCTGTTTCAAAACCTTTAAGGATCCTAGAGCTATCTTCTGGATTCCGGCCATGGCAATATAAAACATATTTTCAAATAGAGTTTTCCATTGACCTTCCATCTGATCTAAAACAACAGTGAAGTTCTCTCCTATGTTATACATAAACCCTGTTATTTTGGGTATGATGTTTTTGAAAACATCTGAAATCTTTCCGCCCTCTTCTCTCCAGGCCTTTATTTTTAATACGATGGCCGCTATTAACGGTCCGTATAGAAGAAAAGGTACCAGAATCTGACCAAATATGGTCAGTAGTCCTATGCTTATGCTTTTTGTCACGAGTAATAGTGTATTCATGGTAGCTGTAAGTGCGTTTCCGAACACCATTCTAGCACAAAAGATTTCAAATCCGTATATCATTTTGGTAATGGATAATGCCCATTGGACTCCCATGGTTAAGAATGTTATAGAGAAGATACCAGCTATCTTAAGAATCTGCAGTAATCCTTTTGAAAAAGAAATGGTAAATACTATGGAACTTCTCAAGAGCAAGAGCAAAGAAGTATTCATTGCGGCTAGTCCCAGTCTTAACAAGGATACCAGTCTTATTAATCTACTAAATTGAACCAGCACCGTACCCAACAGCATCTTAATACCGCCAAAAAATAGCAGAGCAGGACCTAGAGCAGCCAGTCCCGCAGCGATTTTTACCAGGGTGTTAAACGATGCTTCCGACATGTTTCGTATGCCCTCGACAATTTTCAGAGCCATCTGCCAGAATTTAAGTACAAACGGCGCTAACCGTTTGCCTATGTCAATCATCATATTATTGATAGCGTTTTTGACGTTATCTACCTGTTTAGCGAAAGATGTTAACTGGTAACTCGCTACATCTTTTAAGGACCCTGTAGCGAATGTTTCCAGTTCGTCTCTGAATTGCTTTATCTCTGCGGAAGCACCTCGAATGGTCATAATAGAACCGAGTGATTTTTCCGTAAAGCCCAGATCAAGCAGAACACCCGGCACCTGTTGATCAGAATACCTGCTCAGTAATTGTTCTATATCACCGATGATCTGGTATAACGGTTTCATTCTACCGTAGGTATCATATAAAGAAAGTCCGTATTTTTTGAAAGATTCTGCCGAGCGTTCTGCCGCAAATGACACGCCCCTGAGTAACTGACTCATTCGCATACCTAGTCTCTGGCCTTTTTCTCCTCGTTGGGCAAACGACATCATTGTGGCCAATGTGTCATTCATACTCTGCCCAAATGCTCTACTCATGGCCGCTGCCTGGTTTGTGAATGATTCTGTAAACTGGACTACTTCAGCATCGGACCGCTTTGCCGCATACACCAGAGAATCGGCAACAGTAACCATTGCCCGCATATTCGTCTCAGGATCCTTGAATCCTAATCCTAATGCTAATTGAGTATCAAGCAGAAGTTCTGTAGACCGGGCGAGTTCCATGTTACCAGCTCTAGCAAACATCACCGCAGGCTGCAAAGCCTTCATAGACTGCCGAACATCATAACCTGCTGAAATGAGATAGTAGAAGCCTTCTGCAAGATTGGTTGCAGAATATGCGAGCTTTGTAGACAAAGAAGTCGCTAATGCCTCTACTTCGCCTCGCAATTGCCGGTCTGCTTTTGTTGCTATAGCAAGTGAATGAGTGACTGCATCGTCAAACTCACTAAAAGACTTTATTGCAGTTTTACCGACCATAGCAATAGGTAATGTCAATGAGGCCATAGAGGCCCAGCCTGCTTGTCTCAGAGACTTACCTGAATTGATAAGATTCTCCCCGATTTGCCTCGTTAAACCTTCCATGCGCCGGAGTCCGGTGTTGTTTATGTTTAGCGCATTGGCAAAGCCCTTCATATCAGGGCGAATGGGTACCATTATCGGGGGAATCATCGGCGTTTTCCTTTTTCAAAACTTAACCATGAACTGACTTTTGCTTTGAGTTCTTTCATGGTAGGCAGTTTCCGTTGACCGTGAGTATTATATTTGAGTACGAAGTCTTCGATTTTAGCGTTCTTGTTTCCGCCAAACACTCTACTGATTTGGTAGCATATATGAGCCGCTTCGTATTCACGTTTAAGATCTCCGGGAGGATTAGCCTGGAAAAATTCCATCCATTCAGAGAACTCAGAGGAACTTATCTCTGCCTGAGCTCTCTGAACGGACATGCCCAAGAGATATGCTATTCTAAACCAGTTTTCTCGGGTAGGTTTTTCCCATAAGCGTTTCCCTCCTGCTCGTTATCAGGATTAAGCCCAGAAAGGCTCGCTATTTTCAGAAATAATTTATCCAGTGCCTTCGCAGAAAGGTTATCCAGGATAGAACTGTCCTTTTTCTCATCAAAGAGCGGAGACCCGTCTTCTTTAATACAAGCAAGCAGGATAACCTTTACGCGAACGCCTCGAAAATCGCCTGTCTTTTGTCCTTTGTAGAAGCGAAGTTCTATATCGTCCCTTTCGGCTCCTGCCAGTTCTCGTACAAGAACAGAGCCTCCCCATTCTTCTATTTCAACGGTTTCCCGTTTCAGGTTAGGAATGGTTGCAATGATTTGTTCTTTCGTTAACAGATTCGACATGGTGTATTCTCCTGTGGGTTATGTACCGGGCGTAACAGTAATGGCCCCTGTGGCCTTTACTGTTATGGTAGCCGTCATTCTATCTTCTAATGGAACTTTAGGTGTGTAGGTTTTAATGAAACCTTCAAAGGACCAGACCGTTCCTTCGGGGAACGTAATTGTCATATCCTTTTTCATACCTATAGGAATGATGATATCGGGATAGAATGCTATCTCGAATTCAGCATCTCCTAGTGTAATAAGCGAAGAGGGTATATTGGTACCCTGTCCTGGAATGCCAGTATTAATTTCGGATTCAGAACGAGTGCCCATATGGGTCGTTTCGATCTTGTCCCTGGTTTGTCCTGGAGGTGTCACATCTAAAATATAGATGGGAGCATCGTCCGGGCGAGACATACCGTCTATGGCAAAAATAGTACCAGTTCCAACGATTGCTTGAGATGCATCAGACATTGTTCAGTTCTCCTTATGGTGTTTCGTACATGGTGAAACCGGTTATATCTCCGGCGCATTGAACTTTGAGTGTAGCTGTCATTCTATCTTCTAACGGAACCTTCGGACTGTATTCAGATACCCAGCCAGAAAAACTCCATGTCCAACCAGAAGGATTAGCAATGTCTCCAGGAAATGTTATGGTAACAGTTTCCGGATCTTCTCCAACAGGCGGATCCTGGTCCGGAAGAAATGCTATCTCCATTTCACAAGCACCCCATTCGATAATTTTACCCGGCAAATATTCTTTATACTCGGATGACTGCATGTGAGTCATTTCTATTTCTTTTGCTTCTGCAGAAGGCGGACTGATATCGAGTAGTTCGCAAGTAAACCCGGAGGTTCCGAACGTAACGCTGGTATCAGTACCGATAATACCCGAACCTTCCCAATTAGTGTAATCAGCCATCAGTGATCTCCTCTCGATGGACGCCGAAGTTCAGGCTCCAGGTCATCCTTTTTTGTTCGTCTAGACCTAAATAATAAGGTGTACCAAATGAAACATATCCTTTGTAATCGGAACCTTCGTACTGGAAAGGTTCTTTTAATATCAAATACTTCTGTACTGAAAGCATTTTAGCATAGGTTTCGTCATAAGTCAAGCCTCTGACTCTGATTTGAATTCTATCCGTATGCCATAATGTCCGATTATGACTCTGGGTTAACTGCCCTTCTTGATCGTAAACTGTTATTGTGCGATCTGGTTTTGCAGGTTCATGGCCAACAAAAATAGTCCAGGTTCCAGACTCGTCGTAACCAGAATCTAAAAGTATAGAACGAGTATCAGAGGCAACAGAGTTCATACCAGCTATCACGCTTCCAAATTTCTGCTTCAAGATACGCAGGGCTGTTAGGCCGTGTGAGTGAATCTAATGTTTCTTGCCAAGTCATTATATATTATCTCCGGTTCCTGCACCCAGAGCCGTCGAAGCATCGTCGTCCAATGCTTTAGGTCCACCTAATGTACCGGTATTGGTAATAGCATTCGTACCTACCATATGAACAAGTGGTATAGATTCATTAACACCGCGTTCCAGGTATTTAGGACCTCCATCGTTCCAGTTCCAACTAGGATCTCCTTCATGAACGTGTAATGCATATGAAGCAATAAAAGCCACGACAGCCTGGGGTTCTGGGTATCCGGTTACAAAACCTCGAAGTCCTGTTAAGAATTCTTCTTCTGCAGGCTTGTCCCAGATTCTGATTACCTTATGTCGTTTTTGTGAATAGAAAGCGGCCCCTCCGCGTGAAGCTATCACAACAGAAGAGTTTCGCAGGTGTCCGGTGTCTACAGGTGCTTTAGGAATTGATTTATTCAGTATCAACAAAGCAACAGATACCACAACCCTGTAAGAAGCCTTTTTCATTTGCTGGTAAATAGCCTGATTAACTGCGGCTATTTGTTTATCTAGATCTGTCATAGCAAGGCTACTCTCAGGTATTCGTCAGCCTGTAAGTCCGGAATCTTTTTGTAGGATCGTATGTTAGACGCAAAAGTCCGGATATCTTCCCCTTCGGGTATAGATTCTATTGTGCCGAGCCAAAGCATGTCTTCTACGGCCATGTCCGTTAATGAATACACTTTTGCTCTGCTTAATTCATTCTCACCTTTTAGTCCTAAAAATTGCTCTGTCTTGTCTTCCCAACGACAAATAATTTCTACCGGATCGTCATATGTGGGTATGCCAAACTCATCAACCCCGGTCTTTGCCCAATGAACACATATTTGATTTAATTTACCTTCTATATTCATGAATCATCTTCAAGAGACTGGTCGTCCGGTAATGCATTCCCAATCCAGCCTATGCTTGCGGTTCTGGTTTTTCCGAGTCTGCTTAATGCGCCTGTTGTGTCTAATAAAATGGCCTGTTGCCCATACATAGTGCATCGTAAATCTAAATCTACTTTATATTGGTAGGCCTCTGAAACTTCGCCTATGCTTTCCGAAGAAGTCCTCGTGTATCGTATAGCGGCAAAGTGAGCAGACAACCATTTTTCGATTTCAGTTAACCATGCTTCTGTATGGGCATCAGGATAGGGTGTGACGATGACCTTCTCAACAAGTTC